ATTAAAAGTTGGTGAAGTTGCTGAAAAGTTGCTAGCAAACTATGAAAAAACTGTCAAGGACTTAGCAGTGGTTGTTAAAAACGAAAACAAAGACTACAAAGGAATTGATAAAAACATCAAGGATGACTACACCACATCTCGTGACACCTACCATGATATAATTGAGAAGGGTAGGGAGAGTATGGACTTGATGATCGAAGTTGCACGTGAGAGTGAACACCCTCGTGCCTTTGAAGTTTTATCTGGTATGATGAAGAACATGGCAGATGTGACTGACAAATTGATGGACTTGAATAAGAAACACAAAGAAATCAATAAGGATGATGATCAACCCAAACAAGTTGGTAATACTACCAACAACCTATTTGTAGGAACAACTACAGACCTACAACGGTTAATTAATGATGAAAAACTAGTGGATAATGTAATAGATGTCGAACCCGAACAAGAATGAATCATACCTTGGCAATATAAATGTCAAACGTGATGGAGTTCAACACAATTTTACCGAAAACGAAGTCAAGGAATACATCAAGTGTTCTAAAGACCCTGTATACTTCTGTAAAAAATATCTCAAAGTAATATCCCTTGATAGTGGACTAGTTCCATTTAGACTATATCCTTATCAAGAGAAGATGTTCGACCACTTCAATAATAACCGATTCTCTATCGTCCTTGCTTGTAGACAGTCTGGTAAATCAATCAGTTCGGTTGGTTACATAATCTGGTATGCTTGTTTTCATAGTGAGAAGACTATTGCGGTTCTTGCAAACAAAGGTGCGACTGCGAGAGAGATGTTGGCACGTGTGACACTCATGTTGGAGAATCTTCCATTCTTTCTTCAGCCTGGGACTAAGGCACTCAACAAAGGTTCGATTGAGTTTAGTAATAACTCTCGTATTATTGCGGCTGCAACTTCTGGTAGTTCTATTCGTGGTATGTCTGTTAACCTACTATTCCTAGACGAGTTTGCGTTTGTTGAACGTGCGAATGAGTTCTATACATCTACCTATCCTGTAGTTTCTGCTGGTAAGGACACGAAGGTAATTATTACGTCTACCGCAAATGGTATCGGTAATACATTCCATAAGATTTGGGAGGGTGCAGTTCAGAAGGTGAATGAGTTTGTCCCCTTTACTGTCAACTGGCATGATGTGCCAGGCAGGGACGAGGAATGGAAAAAACAAACAATTGCGAACACGTCACAACTTCAGTTCGATCAAGAATTTGGTAACACCTTCTTCGGAACAGGTGATACGTTAATCAATGCCGAAACATTATTATCATTTAGAGCATTCAACCCTCAAGAACATCTTGAAGGAGGGGACTTATTAATATATGACCGTCCCAACAAAGAACATGAATATCTTATGATGGTAGACGTATCAAAAGGAAGAGGTCAGGATTATTCTACGTTTAACGTTATCGACATTAGCACGAGACCTTTCAAACAGGTTGCTGTCTATCGCAATAATACTATATCTCCAATACTCTTTCCTAATGTTATATATAAGTACGCAAATCTCTACAATGAAGCATATGTGGTAATTGAGTCTAATGACCAAGGTACTTTGGTGTGTAATGGATTGTACCAAGACTTAGAGTATGAGAATATCCATATGGAATCTGCGATTAAATCAGATCGTATTGGTATTGAGATGAATCGAAAAGTCAAACGACTAGGTTGTTCTGCGATCAAGGATATCCTCGAAACGACCAAACTCGATATTGTTGATGAGAATACTATCCTAGAAATATCAACATTCGTATCAAGAGGACAATCATACGAAGCATCGGATGGTAACCATGATGACCTAATGATGAATCTGGTTATGTTCGGTTACTTTGTATCCTCACAATTTTTTGCGGATATGACTGATATTAATCTGAAAGAAGTAATGTTTGCGAAGAAGATGAAAGAGATAGACGATGATGTGCCACCTGTAGGATTCATAGATGATGGTCTGGATTATGCTGAACAACAAGATAATCAGAGTAATCAGAGTAATCAGGGTTGGCATAGTTTTGAGGGGAATGTGGGTGTCGAAGATTGGTAGTATTCAACTCTCCCCAAACACAGCTTAGATTATACACACAATTACAAGAATTGTCAAGCGTTTTCTATAAATAGTTATTATTATAAATAAAAGTATTGAAAATAAACGTATTATGATAATTTATAATTAGATAAACGAAAAAAAGGATAAAGTTATGGCACTTTTCACACCCTCTGCTTCTCCTGCTGTAACAGTAAAGGAAATTGACCTGACGGGCGTAGTGCCTAATGTTCAAACTTCTACTGGTGCATTTGTAGGGAAGTTCGGTTGGGGGCCCGTTGGCGTAACCACTCTAGTCTCAGATGAGAATGGATTGGTAAGCACCTTTTCAGCACCCGACACAAGTAACACAGTAGATTTCCATTCTGCTGCTTACTTTTTAAGATATTCAAATCAGCTTCATGTAGTACGTGCAACTGATTCTGGTGACAGAAACTCATTAGCAAGCAATGCTTATCTGTCCTCTCCAACCCCAAATCAAATTAAAAACTTAGACGCTTTTGAAGCCGCATCACTTGATTCTGCTGATGGTGTATTCCTTGCGAAATACCCAGGCTCATTAGGTAACTCTCTTGGTGTATCTGTTTTCGGTTCATTGACCGATGCTTTAGATAACAGTCAGGCTGGTAAACAAACCGATTTTGACAGTTGGACTTACTCTGATCAGTTTGATGACGTTCCATCAACATCAAAACATATTGAGTCTCTGAATGGTAAGAATGACGAACTTCATATTGTTGTATACGATAACCAAGGTGCAATCACTGGTGTTCAAGGAACTGTACTAGAAACATTCCCATTCCTATCTGTTGCATCTAACGCTAAAAATGCTGATGGTACTTCGAACTACTATAAAGAGGTATTGAAGACACAATCTAAGTGGATTTATGCTGGTATTCCATCTTCATCTGATTCCGATTCAACACATATTCACGCAGAGGCAGACTTTGGTGGTAATCTACTAAATGGTATCGCTCCACAGGATAGTGGCGGAGAATTCTTAGACCTTACATCAAACTGGAATAATTCCGTTAACAACCCAGTAACGACTGTTGACTTTGGTTCTCCAGTTAACCGCACATCACAACAAACTTGGAACTTCGCTAATGGTGTAAGTACTTCTGGTTCTTTAACTACAGGTGATGTTCTGGAAGGATTTGATCACTTCGAAGATGTAGATAACATCGAAGTAGATTTCTTAATCGCTCCATTAGCTGCAACGAACGCAGATGCAAAAACTATCGTAAATGATCTAGTTGCAACTGCTGGTTCGCTTCGTAAAGATTGTGTTGTAGTCGCATCTCCATCTCAGGCTGCAATCACTCTTGGTACTAATGTTGCGGTTATTGCAAACAACAAAGAGTATACCAAATCATCATACTAGATTATTATTGGAAGAAATGAAAACATTGTTTTGGGTTAAGCAAGATGTTGATAGCTATTTGCGTGTTCCAAACACCCAATCGCACGTATATCCATTTTGGTTCCTGCCATTAAATAGATCAAATGGATCAATAACTTGGTCTGACATCGTGTATCTAGTACATAATAATTTATCTCCTGGAGATTTTAATGCAAGCTAGTGGATGCGTGTTCCTAGCGGTTGATACTGGAAGAGTGATGTTACAACAACGCAGTAATGAATCTAGCCATCCGCGTACTTGGGGTTTCTTTGGCGGCAAGGGCGAAGAGTCTGAACGTCCTATACAAACATTATTACGTGAACTAGAAGAAGAAATAGGACTACTTCCTGGAGTAGAAAAGGTTTATCCGCTGAATAAGTTTACCAGTCCTGATAAAAAGTTTACCTATAATACTTTTGTTGTCGCAGTCTACGAAGAATTTGTACCTGTGTTGAATAATGAAAGCGATGGTTTTTGTTGGGTTAAGATTGGAAACTGGCCGCGTCCACTGCACCCTGGCGTAAAGGCACAATTATTCAATAAAGATATTATAAAGAAAATAAAAACCATCCACAACAACTGCGCTGCGGATGGTTCTAATTGGTTAGATAGTTTTAATTAATCGTCTGTTCTAATAGTACGCTGTTTCATGCTTTCAACAAAGCGTTCGCGCAACCATTCAAAGTCGTTAATTTTGTTTAGTGCCGCGACATCGTCCTTGTTTGCGATACCATATTCACGACCTTCATTAGCACCCTTAACACAGTAACGTCCAAAACGTGCGCCGTTATCAACCGTACACCAGATTTCTAGTCGTTCATTGGTTTCACCATCCTTTTGGTTAGGATTGATCTTACTTGCTAACTTAACACATTCGCGGAAGGCACTGCGCCACGTGCTGAATGGGTCTTTGTTAAAACTTGTAATGTTAGCAACATCGCGAACAGGTTGGTAAAATGCTGCGCCAGTACTAAAATCTGGTAGTTCATGACCCATCTCTAATAGTTGTTCACGTGGAAATAGTTTAATGCCGCCATA